AGGAAGTACAATTATAATATTCCATATTAATAATAGATTTTCAAATTTAGTAACCTTTATAGGTTCACTATTAGGAGGATTAATTACATTAATTTCGGTATATTTAACCAATAGGTATTATAATCAAGAAAAGAGGAAAGATTATTTTAGTGATAGGCGTGATAGTGTATCTTTCAAAATAAGAGTATTAAAATTCTTAAAGAATGAAATAAATTCTAATAAGGAAATATGTTATGATGAGGAAATCAATATAAGTTCTCCTATAAGGTTCCAGACAACAATTTGGGAAGTGTTTAAAAGAGAAATTGCAGAATTATATACTAATCTTCCTGAAAAAGAGTTTGCGAATATACAGATGCTATATACAATGTTAAGCGACCAAAACAGTAGTGTGTCATCTTATATGAAAGAATTATTAAAGGAAAGTGATTTGTTTGAATTAACTGTAACATCCATTGATGATTTACAAGTTAAATGTGAGATGGATCACAAAAGATTAGGTGAAATAATGTTTAGACTTAACAAATATTAATATAAAATAATTATTTGGAATCTTAGAAATAGGGTTCTTTTTTATGCAATAAATTAGCTTAAACTTTTAAATTCAAATAGAAAGGAGATTTAGACCATGAGCAAAAGAAAGAAAATCAAATTAAATGTAAGATTTAAAAATGGAAATGTAATATGTGCTAAGTCTCTGATTGAATGCAGATCATGTAAAGATATTAAACAATGTGAACTGATGGATATGTATTATTATCCGTTCCAGGGAATAGGTGAATGTTTTAAGAACAATGAAAAAAGAAAATGAAGGTATGTAGAAATGAATTAGCTAACATGCTAGGGATAAGTCTTGAAGGACTTAAGACAATAGAGAAAAGACATAAGCTTGAAGAAAGGTTGAGCAATATAGGTTGTAAGCTTATAAGCAAAGAAAAGGTATCAAGAAAGGCTTATTACATTATTGAAAATTATAATTTAGACAAACAACTTGTAAATAACATGTGTAAGTACGTATTCAATACTGAAAAAACTAATGAGTTTACAGAGTATTTTAAAGAGCGTACTCAAAAAAGTAAAGAAGATGTACCAGTAACATTAGATTATTTAAGCGATAAGAGCAATGTAGGTATATCAACTATATGCAATTGGGATTTAAAACTATTGGGTAAAAAGATAATCTCAAAGGATGGTTTTTTCTATTTCAAACTTAATAAAGAAAGCCATACTATCCAGGAAGTTACCAAGGAAGAATACAAAAGTTATTGGAAAAACAAATCAAGATTAAAGACATATAATATTCTTCAGAACAGATACCTTAATGGTGAGATAACCTTTAATGAAATGATGGAAATAAGAGATAATACAATTGCCTTAATAATAGAGCTAAAGGGAAATTATATATATAGAGTAAAGAGATATAAATTGAATCAAGATAATTCATTATATGTGGATTTCACTAAGATAATAGAACAACAATCAATAGGGGGTCAAGAATGAAATTATAATACTCTTATAGTTTCACTGGTGAACCCCTATTAAATATGTAAAATGTGAAAAGCCTTTTATAAGCAATTTAAGCGCTATGTAGAGCCTTTATATCAATCGTAAGAAATAGTATTAAAAATTAAATAAAACCGTAAAATGTGTCCGATAGAAAGGGAGTGGTGATATGTTAGATGAAAGACAAATAGAAGTAGCCAGATTAATAGCCCAAGGTACAACAATACTAGATATTGTAAAAGAAGTTAAAGTTGCAAGAAGCACTATTTATGAGTGGAAGAAGTTAGAAGAGTTTACAGCCGAAGTGGATAGATTCGGACAAGAGTTTGTAAGTGCGGCTCAAGGACGTTTAAAGTGTGCTGCAAAGAATGCCGCTGATGAAATAATCAAACTACTTGAACATGGTAAGTATGAGAAGACAAGACTATCAGCAGCACAAGATATACTTGATAGAAACTTAGGCAAGGCAACAACAAGGGTTGAGGTAGATGATAATAGAGATGATAAGGATAATGTTAGTAGTGATGTATTGGATCAAGAAATAAATGAATTTGATAATGAATAGTATTTCCCAAACTTAATAATCAAAGAATGGCTTAATATAAACATTTACTTCGCAAAATCAATGTTTCCCGAAATAAATGTATAGTCTTAAAAGATAATGTATGGCCTATCTACTGGCATACAAGAGATTGAGTGGTTTTTGCATAAAGAAATGTATAAAATATATGAATATTTAGTGTATAAAATAAAGAATATACATAGTTTGCTGAATATATATTAATAATTATTTCCTAACTTTTTATTAAGAAAAGAAAAATTCCCCCAAAAAAGATTAGGGCAGAATTTTGATTATTGGGTTCCACATTTTCCACAAATTTTTTTGAAGTTGAGGTGAAATATGATTGATGAAAATAAAGAGAATAGAAGGCTGCTTTATACCTACTTAAAAAAACTATACGGTGCTGAAAAGGCCAAGGAACTTTTATATAAACATAAAGACCATCTATTTGATTATCATGGACTTGCTTGGTCTGTAGGCAAGAGATCCTTTGAATTCTTTTGTATGTATTTTCTTCAAGACGTATTTTTACCAAAGGAAGATAATGCAGCAGCACCCATAGCAGAAGTTCATCACGAATTATGGACAGATATAGAAGATTCCATTATCAGAGATGGACCAGAACAAATAGGAAGGATATTCCCAAGAGGTACTGGAAAGAGTGCATTTGGTACTTTTGCTACTACTATTTGGTGTCATTGTTATGAATTTAAGAAATATACTTTGATTTGTTCTGATATAGGTTCTACTGCTGAAAAGTTTATAAAAGATATAAAAAATACCTTCTTGGAAAATCAATATATTGAAAAGGCTTTTGGAAAGCTATTAAATGATAGAGATAAGAGATACATTTGTAATTCTACACAGTTAGAGTTTACGAATGTATCTTTTTTAGAGGCTATTTCTTCAAACTCTCCTATGCGGGGTAGAAAATATGATAATTGTAGACCAGATCTTATCATACTTGATGATTATCAAAGTGAAGATGATGTAAGAACTGAAGATGCTAGAGCAAAGAAATGGAAGAGGTTTTCTGATGATGTTAAATATGCTAGTCAGAAAGCTTTATATCGTGCTGGTAAGATAATTAAAAAAGGAACTACATTTATTGCAGTTGGAACTCTTCAACATAAAGAATGTTTTTATAGTAGGTTAATGAAGTTACCAACATGGAAATTTAAAAATAAAAAAGGTGTTTTGATTGATGATTTCATAAATGAAGAAGGTCACAGTACCAATGGACTTGATACTTATTTTGATACTGGTTTATGGAAACAGTTCAAAGATATCTTATTTAATTTTAAAATTGAAACACATTTAGAAGATGCTAAAGAATTTTATTGGTCACATCGTGAAGAAATGGAATTTCCTATGTTATGGTCTGAGTTTTGGGATTGCTTAGACATGGCCATGAGCTACTATGAAAATCCAAGTAGTTTTAAGCAAGAGGTTCAAGGTGATGTTGATAGTATTGGTGAAAAGTGGTTTAAGACAATTGCAACTGAAACAAGATCAATTATAGAGACTCATAAATTCAAAAAAACTATGTTATGTGTTGACCCTGGAGCAACTGCTAAAACTACATCTGACTATAGTGCTTTTTTAGTTGGAAGTGAAGCTGATAATAATTTAAAGTATGCTCGTAAAGCAGAACTGGCAAAGATAAATGCTAGAACTGATTTTGATAAATATGTTAAGCATATGGTTGATTTATTAAAAGAGTATATTGATATAACTCATGTATACATTGAGAAAAATACTTTCAATGGAGCAGATGCAAATATGCTTGAGAAATCAATAAAAGAAGATCCTGTTTTAAAACATAAAAAGATAACTATCATCAATGAAGCTCAGAAAAAAAATAAAGATGATAAAATTTCTACTATAATTCCATTTATGAACAAAGGTCAGATTATATTCTGTGAAGAAGATTCAGAATTTA